GGCGCTCATGCTGATTGTTCATCCGTGCCATCAACCGGGCTTCCATGGCCACCAGGAAGGCCTTGGTCTCGTCGTCCATCGTATGTCTCCCGCTGAAATGAAGGGGCGGGGCACGAGGCCCCGCCGGAGGGTCAGGCGGCGAGCGCCTCGCAGATGAAAGCGCCCGCGCCGTGATTCTTGCCGCCGCAAGAGCATTCGCACTTGAAGCCAGTAGCGTTCAGGCAACGAGCGTCGCACTTGTGGTTGGAAGGGTTGGCCTTCCGCTCAATGGCCCGCTCAACCGGAAGGAAGCCCTCGCGTGACCATTTGCCAGCGGCGCGGTCCCAAATCTTCACGACGCCAACGGGAAGGCCGATCACGCGGCGGCCAGAGCGCCGAAGGCCAGTGCAACCAGGAAACAGCGTGGCGAACTCGGCGACAGTGACCTCTTCCTGGTAACCAATCTCCGTCTCGCCGCTGAAATATCTGATGTTGGCCATATCCATGTCTCCTTGTTGATGAAGACACCTTACAGTGTCCGCATATCGTCGTCAATGACAAAATGCGGACAGATGCGATTTATTTTCCGGCCCTGGGCGAGGCGTTCGTACAAACCTCGCGGTCGTCCGCAAACGTCCGTTTGAACGCGAGCCCAGAGCATCTTTTCCGCGTTAATGGCCTGATTTATACAGAATTAAGGGCATCCAGGCCCATTTCCGTACAGAAAAACCCGATTAATGCCGCCATCGTGCCAAAACGGCTACTTCAGGTGTCGCGGCGTGTAAGTCGTTGATATAGCGGTATCTGGTATTGACACACGATGGAGTCAGTGTGGTAACCGGATACCACACCAAAAAAACTGGCGGGAAACCGTGCGAAAATGACCTGCTATCAGGTTATCTGAGAATGGCACGGCCTGGAACTTTCAAACCAGGACAGTCCGGCAACCCCAGCGGGAAGCCGAAATCCCTTCAGGGCGTCATCGAATTGGCGCGGACATATACGCCGGATGCCATTAACAGATTGGCGACCATCGTGAGTGATGACGAAGCGCCGCCAGCCGCCCAGGTCGCCGCCTCGATCGCATTACTCGAGCGTGGATGGGGCAAACCGGTGCAACCCATCGACGCCGACATCAACATGCGCGCGACCTACGTTGTTCGCGCGCCGTCGGCCGTCGAATCCGCCGAGCAGTGGCTTCGACTGTACGCGCCCGCCGGCATGGTCGAGCCCATCACGATCGATGATGATGGAAACACCTGACGCCGACGGGCGGCTGACCGCGTGGTGCCCGCAACCAGGGCCGCAGGCGGCGTTCGTCGATTGTCCGGTGTTCGAGTGTTTCTTCGGTGGCGCACGCGGTGGCGGCAAGACCGAAGCCGTCATCGGCGAGTGGGCGATACACGCCGCGCAGTATGGTGTTGACGCCATCGGTCTGATGATCCGCCGCACACGTGTTGAACTGGACGAGACGTTCGAGCGGGCCAAGTCGATCTATACCAAGATCGGTGTGCATGCGACCTACAATCCGCGACGCTTTATTTTTCCCAATGGTGCCCGCATTACTTATGCTTACCTGGAACGCGACACCGATGCTGAGTCGTATCAAGGTTGGTCAACGACGCGCGTTTACATCGAGGAAGCGGGCAACTTTCCCTCGCCGGCTCCGATCCTGAAGCTGATGGCCACGTTGCGTAGTGGTGCCGGCGTGCCGGTTGGCATGCGCCTCACCGGCAATCCTGGCGGCAGCGGGCACCAGTGGTTGCGGTCTCGTTACATTGATCCGGCGCCGCTGGGTTGGCGCGTATTGCGTGATGAAACGGGGTTGGAACGAATTTTTATTCCGTCGCGCGTGGCTGATAACGCGTATCTCGGTGCCGACTATGTGCAGCGGCTTCAGGCGTCGGGGTCGCCAGAATTGGTGCGCGCGTGGTTGTTCGGTGATTGGTCGGTCGTTTCGGGAGCATTCTTCCCCGAGTTCAGTGCCGACCGGCACATCATCATGCCTCGATCCCTCCCCGACCACTGGGCGCGGTTCCGCTCGTTCGACTGGGGCAGCGCGCGGCCGTTCGCGGTGCATTGGTGGGCGATCAGCGATGGATCGGTTCCCGATATCGCGCGCGGCTGCCTCGTCTGTTACCGCGAGTGGTATGGCATGAAGCCGAACGAGCCGAACGTTGGGTTACGCATGACCGCCGAGCAGGTGGCCGAGGGGATCAAGGCTCGCGAGCGCGACGATCCGAAGCCGGCCAGCGGCATGATGGTTGGCGTTGCCGATCCGGCGATATTCAGCGAGGACGGCGGGCCAAGCATCGCGTCACGCATGACCCAGGCGGCGCGCATCGTGTTCCGGCCGGCGGACAACAAACGCGTGCCGCAGCGTGGTGCGATGGGCGGCTGGGATCAGGTCAGGGCGCGGCTGGTGGGCGACGCGGACGGTAATCCGATGGTGGTGTTCTTCTCGACGTGCAGAGACCTTCTCAGAACCGTTCCGGCGTTGCAACATGACGCTAACAGGGCCGAGGACGTCGATACGGAGTCGGAAGATCATTGTGGTGATAGTTTCAGATATGCAATGATGTCACGTCCTTACGTTCGTGATATGGAAAGGCAGAAGCCGCGCGACAGTTGGGACGCGGCGTTCAATCGAGACGACAACGAAGTGCGTGACTGGAGGGTGGCGTAATGTTTGAGAATATCACGCTCCACGAAATGAACCTTTCAGTTCGTGCCAGGACCGCGTTGACTTATGGGGGTCTCCGGACTTTGGACGTGATCGCCAGTAAGACCGGCTGGGAACTTTTGCGATTACCAAACTTTGGTCAGCGTTCTCTAAATGAAGTGATAGACGTTCTGAAGTCTTACGGTCTGAAGTTAAAGGACAATCAGCTGTCAAAGCCTGACGAACTGTTAACCATCGAACATTCCATCGAATATCTGGATGTGGTTCAGAGGCTTGATCGTATCGAGCGCCTCTTGTTGAAGCTCCTTGGCGATGCTGGCGCTGTTCCGGATCGGAGGGTGGCGTGAGCGTCGTGGAGTGCATCCGCAAACGGACGTTTGATAGCGTGGCCGGGTTTGGACCTGTTAGCGGGCTGACTAACGCGCCTCTGGAGGACAATGAATGACTGACATCCGCACATTATCCGGCGCGGAGTTCCAGCGTTCGGTGCGCGACGATCCGGACAAGTGGGCCGACGCGGCGATGGTGGCGGCCGAGGATCTCGGCTTCAAGATCGATCGGGATTGGATACGATCGCTGCTCGCCGACGCCATGGCCGCCGCGCGCGAAGGCTCGATCCACGAAGTGATCAAACGGGACACTTACCCGTGAGTAAACATGACGACGAGGTGATGCTCGACGCCTACAACGAAGGCCTTGAACTCGCCGCCCGGTTGCTGAAGGCATTGGGCTGCGACGACCCAAAGCAGGCAACGCAGGAACAGATCGACGCCGTCATGTCCGCCATCCTGGCGCCCATCGCCGCCGGGGGCGTCAAGATCACCGAGAGACAACTCAAGGCAGACCACCGCAAATTGACCTGGCTTAAAGCGCGGCGGGTATCCTGATGTCCCAGGCCCTCTACCCCGATCCGCCGACAGACCCGGAGGCCGCCGAGGCATCCCGGCCGAAGGGCGGCCCCGGCATCGCGTTCGACCGCTACCCGCGCGATCTGGACGACCTCCACGCGCGACAGGTCAGGTGGTTCGAGGACTGCGAGACGGTGACCGCTGATGGAAGGCGGCTGTCGCAACGCGATCGTGACTACAAGGACGGCTACCAATGGAGTTCAGCGGAAAAGGAAGCGCTGAAGGCGCGCGGGCAGCCGGAAATCACAATCAACAAGATCGCCGATAAAGTCGAGTTGATGTGTGGCCTCGAGCGTAAGTCGCGCACTGATCCCAAGGCGTTCGCGCGCAACCCAACCGACGAGGACAAGGCCAACGCCGCGACACAGGGTCTTCGTTACATTTCCGACGACAACAACTTTCCGCTGATTCGCTCGGACGTTTATGAAAGCCTGATGGTAGAGGGCGCCGGTGGCGCTGACCTGGCGCTGGAGGACGACGGGCAGGGTGGCGCGAACATCACCATAACTCAGGTGCCGTTCGATCGCCTGTTCTGGGACCCGCACTCGCGCCGGTTGGATTTCAGCGACGCGCGCTACAAGGGCATCGTGATCTGGATGGACCGTGATCAGGCATATGAAACGTGGCCTGACGCGGAAGACCTGATATCCGACACGTTCGCGACACAAACCGGATCTTACTCCGACCGGCCGAACGAAGTGGTCTGGTGCGACAGTAAGCGCGAGCGTGTCCGCATCGTGCAGATGCACTGGCAGGAGAAGAATGAATGGTGGGTCTCCACGCTGACCCGCGTTGGCTTCCTGGCCGAACCGATGAAGTCGCCATTCCGGGGTAACAAGGGCAAATCAACCTCCGGCCTCATCATGGCGTCCGCGCACGTCGATCGGGAGAACAATCGTTACGGCATGG